TTTTCTTTTTCCAATTTTTCTTTTTCCAACTCCTCTTGGCGTTTCTTCTCTTCCGCAAGTTTTTCTTTTTCCAATTTTTCTTTTTCCAACTCCTCTTGGCGTTTCTTCTCTTCCGCTGCAGCTTCTTCTTTCTTAATGCGTTCTGTTTCTAAGCGTAAGCGTTCTGCTTCTGCTTCTGCTTCTGCTTCTGTAATTACTGGGTTTGGTTTTTTTACAGTTTCTTGTTTTTCTTCATCTTTTTCTACATTTTCTACATTTTCTTGTGGTGGTAATTCTAATTCTTTCATTACTTCTATTAGATCAGTATTGGTTTTAAAATTTTCTTTAATATTCTCAAAATTAATTTTATGTTTTTTAATCAGATCCTCTCCGTGTTTTTTTACGAGTTGTTCCTCATTAATATTGGCGAGATATATCGTATAATCTATATTACCAAGTTTAATAGTTCGAGTTTCACTTTTATTTTGCATAATGTCATCTGTTTCAAGATATTTTTCAAAATCAGTCGTACCAATGAATGTATTTTCATTAATTTTATCATGGAAATCATTAATTGTTGAATCAGGATTGAGTTTTTTTATAAAATCGGACAAATCATTCAATTTATTTATATCACTCATATTTCAGTTATATTAATTTACAATAAAATAATTATGTATATTTAATAATAAATGCGTATGTTTTGTATAATTTACTAATACATTAATTTAATAAATTATATAAAAAAAGATATTCTTAAATATTTAAAGTTTAAGAATCTTTGCTAAACCAGTTTTTGTTCTATTACCTGTATATTTAAATCCTTTTCTTAATTTACCTGCTCTTCCTCCTAGTTGAATAACACCTCTATGTTTTCTTACCTTTTTATCTGTTTTTCCTCCTAGTTGAATAACACCTCTATGTTTTCTTACCTTTTTATCTGTTTTTCCTCCGCCCAAAGACGTCTCATCATCATTAGATTCAATCTCTTCTTCAGACGGTGCGCCCGTTTTTACTGGTAGTTCTTTCTTATCATCTAAAAATGTTTTAATATCATTAAAATTAATTTTATACTTATTAATCTGCTCTCCTATGTTGCTAAGGTTATTTTCATTAATATCGGCGAGATATATCTTATATTTCGTATTACCAAGTTTAATCTCTTCTTCTTCAGTTAACAGTTGCATTTTTTGTTCCTTAAGAAATTTTTCTAAAGCAGTCGTACCAATGAATGTATTTTCATTAATATTCTCAATGTTAATGGGCCATTTAGAAATGAGTTCTTGTAAGTCGGCGAATCCATTTGTATCACTCATATTTCAGTTATATTAAATTACAATAAAATAATTATGTATATTTAATTATAAATGCGTATTTAAATGCTTCATCTTGCATATATTTATATCTTTCACTAGAACCACCATGCCCAGAATTAAGGTCAATTTTCATCATAATATCACGATTTTTTTTAAAAGAAGATACAATTTTTCTCATTTTTGCACAATATTTAACTGGTTCCCAAAATCCAACTCTTGTATCATTAATCCCGCTTGTAATTAATATATTAGGATAAAGTTTGTTTTTTATATTATCAATTGGTGAATATGATAAAATATATTTATAAAATGTTTTATATTTTTCTGGATTACCCCATTCTTCATATTCCCCAGTTGTTAAAGGGATAGAAGAATCTAACATAGTTGTTAAACAATCAACAAATGGAACTTCTAAAATAGCAGTTTTATAAAGAGATGGTTTTTTATTAATAACAGCACCAATTAATAATCCTCCAGCACTTCCTCCAGAAATAGATAATTTTTGTTTTGAAATATAATTATTTTGAATAAGATATTCACTACATTTAATAAAATCTTTAAATGTATTTTTTTTCTTCATTAATTTTCCTTGTTCATACCATTGTTTTCCTAAATAACTACTCCCTCGTACGTGTGCTATAGCATATATATATCCTCTATCAAGCAAACTAATAATATATTTATCATAATCAACATCAACATCTTCCCCATATGAACCATATGCGTATAAATGTCCAGGATTGGTTCCATTTTTAATAAATAAATTTTTGCGATAAACAACAGATACATATAATTTAGTTTCTGTATCAATTAAAATTCTTTCACTTTTATATAAATCGGGATTATAATTTTTATATTCATATTTTCTAATAATTTGTTGTTCCGAAGTTTTCATATTATATTTATAAATAATAGGTGGTGTAATTAATGAAGAATATGTATAAATAATTTCATTTGTATTAAATTCCAAATTAAGACTAGAATCTAAATAAATATTACAAACTTCATCATATTTTATAATTTTTGTATTTTTATTTTCAAAATCAATAATTTTAATAGCATATTGTCCATCAATTTTACATTCAATAACTAAAAATTGTTGAAATGCGTGAAGTTCAGTAATATAAATATTTTGATTATATGGAATATAATTTATCCATTTATTTTTGTTAGTTTGCGAAACACTAGTTCTCATAATTTTAAAATTTGTAGATTTATCTTTATTAGTTAAAATATAGAAATATCCGTTATGATGTTCGATTGAATATTGATGTCCTTTTGTTCTTTTTTGTATAAGATAGATTTTATCATCTCTAATATAATAACATTCTGTTGTAGAAGAAGAATTAGACATAATAATAATATATTTATCATCATTTGTTTTTGAAATACCAACATTAAATAATACATTTAATTCTTCATAAATTAGTATATCATCTTTTTCATTAGAGCCAATAATGTGTTTCCAAATTTGATATGGTCTTTTAGAATCATCAGCAATAACATAAAAAAAAGAATTAGAATCATATCCCCAAACAAAATCTGGTTCAATTTCTAAATTTAATTCTCTTTTAATTTTGCCAGTTTTAATATTTCTAATATAAAGTTCATATTTTTCATTACCATCAGTATCAATACAATATAATAATGATTTATTATCGGGTGATATTTCATAATCTCCAAGATCAAAAAATTCTAAATTTTTAGATAATTTCATACAATCAAGGATAAGTTGTGGTTTATCATTTAACTTAATTTTTCTATAATATTTCCGATAATTATCACCTTTTTTAATTTGATTATAATAATAATATCCTTTTTGAAATGCGGGAGTACTAATATGATTTTCTTTAGTTCTAGATTTAAATTCATTAAATAAATTTTGTTGTAATTTTTCAGTATCTGACATCAAATTTTTACTAAATGAATTTTCTTTTTTAATATATTTCAAAACTTTTCTTCTTTTATTTTTATTTTTCTCTTGATTTCTAACCCAATAATAATTATCTGTTCGTTTATAACCATGGTTAGTTAATATAGTTTCGTGTTCATCTAAAGTTGGTGGTATCATTGTATTATATGATATATATTTAAATTTTTATTAGTTTATATCAAAAATTGCTTCTAATAATAAGTATAAAAATAGTGAGAATATTATTATATATATTAAATGAAAGCATTAGCCGTTGTTTTAACATCATATGATATAGATCTTCTGGAAAGAGGATTAAAATCGATTGAAAATCAAAAAAATGTAACTTTTAGTTTTGATACAAAAATAGTAGTAAATACTTTATTAGATAATTATTATGAAAAAGTAAAAGCAAAATATCATAATATATATGAGGTAATAAAAACAGAAAGTAATGGATATCCGGGAAAAGGTCATAATAGTGTATTAAATTTATTCAAAAAAAGGGAAGAATATACACATTTAATAATGATAGATGGTGATGATTTATTTTATCCGTGTGCATTTGAACAATTAGGAAAAGCATATGAACAGGAAATAGATGTATTACATTTAATGTTAAATGATTATGTCACATTTATAGAAAAGAAAATTCGTCATGTTCCACTGATAGGTAAATTTAAATTATATTCAAATTTTGATGATGAACAAAATTGGTGGAAAAAAATAGATGTAAAAAATCCATTAACAAATTCAATTGATCTTTGTAAAACTCCATCAAGAATGATATTTTTTAGTCGAAAAATATTTGAAACAGATATAAAAATAGAATATGATGAAGAAGTTGTTTTATATGATGATTATGTAGCATTTTTATCTTTATGTGAAAATTATTTCAATAAAAGTTTAAATATAGTAGCAATTTCAAATAGTTATATTTATTGTTATAATGCTTTAAATCCAGATAGTGCTAGTAGAAAATTTAAAGATGCGACTCAAGAAAGTGAAATATTTAAGAGAAAGGCAGATAAATATCCATTATGTTTAAAAAATTTTGGAAATGATATAAATTGGAACTTAACAAATTTGAAATATGGAAATTTAGATAAACCACAAGATTATGATTTAGAGAAAAAGAAGAAATTTTGTATAGAAAATGTTATAAATTGGGAAATAGCAAATAAAAATAAAAAAGCAAAGGAATATTATAAAAATAAAGATTATAATAAAGCAGAAATAAATTATTCGATTTTAGTAAATTCTGGTGCTAGTTCTTTTGATATTTATTTCAATTTAGGTGTTACTTATTATATGAAAAAGAAATATGAATGTGCGATAGGTTGTTTTATTAAAGCGAATAATATAACACCATCATTTGATGTTTATAAAAATTTATTCGTGGTATATAAAGAATTAAATAAATTAGATAAACAAATAGAATATATAGAAAAAGCTTTAAATCTGAAAGATGATCATTATTTACGATGTTATTTATTTAATTTACTTCCATATCAAAATTTTAAACGAAATAGAATAACTTTTCTTTCTAAACAAGTGAAGAAAAATCCTTATAATAAACCGATACTTTGTTATTATACAGGATATTCCGATCCATTTAATGGAAAAAATTATGAAGAAAAGAATGTATATGGGAGTGAAATAGCGGCGATAAAATTATGTGAACAATTAGCAAGTGAATATAGAGTATTTATATTTTGTTTTTGTAAAGAAGAAATATATCATAATGGTGTTCAATATTATAATTTAATAAGATATGATGAATTTCAAAATTTATATCCAGTAGATATATTAATTGTATCAAGATTTATTCATTTTTTCATTGAATTTCGTTGTTTGGCTCGTAAAACATATTATTTATTACATGATGCTCGTGTTCATAATTTTTGGAAAAATAAAAGTTTAATAGACTGTGGCAATGGTTTTTTTCATAATAGCATAGGTAATTTAAGTAAAATTATATGTGTTTCCCAATGGCATAAAAAATATTTTTGTAATTTTGTAAAAGTTCCAGATAATTATGTAAAAATTATTCCAAATGGTTTATCAACAAATAATTTCAAAGTTGATTTTAGTAAAAAGAAAACGCATCGTTTTATATATTGTTCAGATCCAGAACGTGGTTTAATTGTTCTTTTACAAATGTTTCCAAAAATTTTAGAAAAATTCCCAGATGCGACTTTAGATATTTATTATCATAAATTAGATAATAAGTTAATTCTAAGTTTAATAAATAAATTAGGAAATTGTGTTAAATATAAAGGAAAATTAAAACAATCAGAACTAGCAAAAGAATTATGTAAAAGTGATATATGGTTTTATCCAAACTTATATTCTCATGAAACTTTTTGTTTATGTGCTTTAGAGGCAATGGCTGGTGGTAATCTTGTTATTGCGAGAAAATATTCAGGTTTAGTAGAAACTATTGGTGATAGTGGTATTTTGATAGATGAACATACACCCGAAAAATTTAAGATAAAAGCTTTAAATATTATAGAACAAATTTTATCTAATCCAAAAGAGAAATTATCTTTCCAGAAAAAAGCGATGGAACGAGCACATAAATATACATGGAAAAATATAAGTAAAATTTGGGTTTCTTTATTCAAGCAATAAAATTGAATTTTGTTTATTAAAGTTAATATATATGATATATGAATGTAAATACGACTCCAGAATATTATTTTAAAATCAGTTTACAATCAAGTCTTAAAAACATTGGTATCTATAGAAAATTCATTGATAAAGTTCAAGATATCGATACAAATATTATTAAATCTGATAATTCTGAATGGAGATTTAAATGTTATAATAGAAAGAAATTCTTGAAAATCCGTGAACATTTTAATATAAATGATGAAAATTATATAAAAAGTTTATGTGAACAAGATTTAATTCCAGGTAAAAAATATGAAAAAAGTGGTGCGACTTTTTGGAAAACAAATGATAATAAATTTTTAATTAAAACTGTTACTAGTAGAGAATGTAAATTTTTAAGACGTATTTTAAAACGATATAGTAATTATATACGAAATAATAATACTTATTTAGTAAGAATTTATGGAATGTATAGAATAACTCTTTCTAAAACAGATATAAGATTTATTATAATGAATAATATATTTGAATATGATATTCCTTTAAATAATGTTTTTGATTTAAAAGGTACAACAGAAGAAAGATTAGCAAATGATAATGAAATCGAATTAAAAGATATGAATTTTATAAAAAGAAAAAATAGTTTAAACTTTGATAAAACAGATTATAGTGAATTTTTGGCAACAATAAAAACCGATTCTTTATTTTTAAGTAAAGAATTAAATATAATGGATTATTCCTTTTTAGTATCAATTATAAAATTTAATAAAATAGATGATATTCCAAAAGAAATATATAATAAAAATAATATTAAATTTTATTCTGATAATAATTCTACTAGAATACAAATATTTGGAATTATAGATATTCTACAAGAATGGACAACTTGGAAAAGATGTTGTAGTTTATATAAAAAATTTTACTATCGTTGTTTATATTGTAATCAAACAATTGAAATTGATTCAGAAAAGCCAAAAATATACCATAAAAGATTTATAGAATTTATTGAAAATAATACTAAATCGATTGTTTAAATATTTAAACGAGTAAATCCAAAAACAAGTTCATTAGTTAGAGGGCAAACATATGTTGTAATTTCTGTTGTTTCATTCCTATAATATCTATAGCGTGGTGTAGTTTTATAATTTTGTATACATTGTATATGAAAATTAGGAACACATATTTCTTCGGAGTTATTTAAATATGATACTAATGAAATAATTGGTCCAATTCCCATATCTTTATCACAAAATAAGCATTTACATTGATTTTTAGATAATTTTTTACACATATCATACCATGAGGGTGAAATATTATTTATAATTCTAGAATAATTTTTTTTAGCATAATTTTTAAAGATATAATCATTATTAATAAAACGGTTATATATAGAATTATCATATTTTTCAATACATATAATCTCTGTAATATCTAAATAATTAATAATACAAGAGAGTGTATCATTAGTGATATTTCTAAACATATTATTCTATTAAGAACAAATATATTCTTTTTAAATAATATCCAAATTAAACAAAAATTAAATTTTTATTATTTCATATCTTATTATCTAAAATCTTAAATAAAAATTATTTTATATTAAGTAATTATAACATGATAATTCCAGTTCGTTGTTTTACTTGTGGAAAAGTGATTGGTAATCTTTGGAATAAATATGCTACTTTAAAAGATGAAAAATCAATTGAAGAAGCATTAGATGATTTAAAATTAAATAAAATGTGTTGTAGAAGAATGATGATAAGTCATGTAAATTTAATTGATGATCTTATTTCTTATAATAAACATAAAAATACTTTGAAACAAGAAAAAAAAGAAGAAAAGAAAGAATAAATTTTAAAGAAATCTCAATTTATTAATCATAATTAAATTAAAATTAATAAATTAAATAATTTTTACAAAAAAATAGTTATTATATATAAGTGAAATGCTACAGGATTATTTGAAACACAATCTAAAAGAATTACAGAAAAAAGTTTTACTACGGCAATTAATGAACACAAATCAAGATAAAATCAAGAGTAGTAATTCAAAAGTACGATATGCGGATTATGATACTGAGAATCAAAATGTAGATAAAAAATTTGATGATAAACCGAAAAATAATATTTTAAATAACGAGAATGAACGTAATAATGAAGAATTAGATATGAAAAAACAAAAACTTATCAACAAAATTAATTATCTAGATGCTATATTAAAACGGTTAGAAGAAAGAAAAAATGCGGAATTAAAAGATTCACCAATTGCTAAAAAAACAGATAATGAATATCTACAAAATCTTTTAAAAATAGGTAATATGTCACCAGATTTATTATCAAGAAGTGTTCATGATCCAAGAGATAACAAAGAAAGGCAAGTTTTTGAATATTGGGTAAAAAATAAACAAGCATTACAAAAAAAGTTACAAGAAAGTGTTAGTAAAAAAGCATCAATAAATGATTTATTAGAAAGACAGAAACATATGGCAATTGTGCATAAAACAAGTAGAGATAAAGCACTTGATAAAATGGATGAACGAGAAAAAAAAATTTGGAATGAACGAAAATTACAAATGGAAGCAGAATTTGGAAAAAATGCTTTAAAAAATATTGATAATCAAATATTAAAAATAAACACTAATATTACAGATAATCAAACTGCTTTAAAAGAAGCCAAAGATTTATTAAATAATTTTGTTAGAGCGACAAATGTATTTCAAAGATTAAAAAAATTAGAAGAAAAAAGAGCAGAAAGAGAGAAAAAATGGCAAGAAAAAATGAGAAAAAGAGAAAGACAAATGGCACAACTTGAAAAAAAAAAAAGAGCAAAACTTGAAAGACAATTAAAAGAAATGTCTATGAAATCACAAAAAGAAATCGCAACCTTCCGAAAAAATATGAAAGCTCAAATGGATAAAAAAATAGGAGATGCTGTTGCAAGAAGAGAAGCAAAATTACAAGCACAAATGAAAAAAATGAAATTAGCATCAAAAATAAGAGAAGCTCAATTAGAACAAAAAAGAAAGGCACAATTAAAAGCTCAACAAGCAAAATTAGAAGCAAAACGTCAAAAAGAAATTGAAAAAGAAAATAAAAAGAAAATAGCAGAATTAAGAGCAATGTTAGGAAAACAAGCAAAAGGTTCTCAAGCATTTCTAAAATTCAAAACAGATAAAGAAAGAATGGCCCATTTAAAAAAATTAATTAAACAACAAAAAGAGAAATTACTTGCTGATAGAGCCGCAACAAGAGCTAAATTAGCAGCTGCTAATAAAGATTTACGAGAAAAAAGAGCTAAATTGGCTAAAGCAAACGCATTAGCAAAAAAACAAAAAGCTAAATTAAAAGCTGCAGCAAATTCTTTAAAAAAAAAAGAAGCACAAATGCAAGCAAGAGTAAAAGCAGATGCTCGTAAATTGGAAAGAGCAAAAGCAGCAGCTGCTAAAAAATTAATTGAACAAAAAAAAATGGCAGCTTTAAAATTAAAAGAAGAACTAAAAAAACAAAAATATGAAGCAATTCTTGCTAGAAAAAAAGCAGTATTAAAAGCAAGACAACAAGCAACTGCTAAAGCTTTAGAAAAAGCAAATAAAGAAAAAGCATTAGCATTAAAAGCACAAGCAGAAAAATTTGAAGGACAAAAAAAACGAATCGCATTGGAACGTGCCAAAGAAATGGAAAAAAAAGCCAAAGAAATGGCAAAACTTCAGGAAAAAATTAAAAAACAAGCTGCCGCTGCTAAAAAACAAGCAGAAGAACATGCTAAAAAAATGAAACAACAAAGACAAGCAATAAAAGCACAAAAAGAAGCAATGAAACAAGAACGTCTTAAATTAAAAAAACTTGCTGAAGAAAAAAAGAAAAGAATGGAACAAGCGGCAGCTGCTAAAGAAGCCGCATTAAAAGCTAAAATTGCTCGTGCTAAAAGAAGAGAAATTCGTTTAAAAGAAATTAGAGAAAGAGAAAAAAGAGAAGCAGAAAAAAGAGCAGCTCGTTTTAAATCAATCTTAAAATTAAAGGCAGCAAGTGAAAAAGCTGCAAAAGAAGCATTAGAAAAAGCAGAAAAAGAAAGAAAAGAAGTAATGAAAGCAAGAAATGCTAAAGAAGCACAATTAAGAGAAAAATTAAGATTACAAGCAGAAGCAGCAGCAGAAGCAGCAGCAGAACGTGCTAGAAAAATTAGAGCAGAAGAAAAGAAAAGACACAGAGCATTCCAAGATGCATTAGAAAAAGAAAGAGCAACCGCTCAAAAAGCTTATAAAGCTAAAATATATGCACAAAGAAGAGAATGGCAACTTAAAGTAAAAAAACAAAGAGAAGAAGCAGATGCAAAAAAAGAAGCAGCATTGAAAAAAGAAAGAGACGCATTAAAAGCAAAATATGCGGCTAAAGTAGCAAAGGCAAAAAAAGCAATTAAACAAGTTTCTAAAGCACAAGAAGATTCTATTAAAGCATCAAAGGCTAGAAGTAAAAGTATGTATGAAAGAGTTAAAGCAAGTAAAAATGTTACTGCTGCAAGAGTTAATTTTAGAAAAGAAATGGAAGCAATGAAAGCACAAATGGAAAGAGAAAGAGATGCAAGAAGACAAGCAGAAGCAGCATTAAAGAAAGCCAAAAAAAAAGCAGAAAAAGATAAAGCAAAAGTAGTTGCTAGATTTGCCAGAGACCAAGCAAAACTTCTCAGACAAAGACAAAAATTCTTAAGACAAGCAAAAAGACAACAAGAAGAAAAAGAATCTGAACTTAAATTGAAAATGAGTAAAGAAGCAGAAGCAAAAGCAAAAGCAAAAGAAAAAGAAAGTTTTGTTGTTCTTGCTAAAAAAGTTGCTGATAAAGCAAAAGCGGATAGAAAGGAATTAAGAGCAGCAGCTATTGCGGAAGCTGAAGCCAAAAGAAAAGCAAGAAAACTTGAAAAAGCAAGATATAATATGAGACAAAAGGAACATCTTGCTGGACGTTCTAAAATCGCAGCAGCAAAAAAAGCAAGAATGGCTAAAAGAGCAAATGAATTAAAAAACAAAGCGGTTGATATGGCTAAAAGAGCAAGAATGGAAGAATTAAGACTTAAGGTTGAAGCAGAAATGAAAAAAATTGCTATGAAAACTGAAGTTAAAAGAATGCATGCTTTAGAAATTGCTAAAAGATTAGCAAAAACAGATGAAGAAAGACAATTAATTATAAAACAAATTGAAGAAGCAATTGCTAGAGCAAAAAAATCCAAGGAAGAAGCAAAGAAAGCAGAATCTGCTAGAAAAGAAGCAAGAGCTGAAGCAATTGCTGCAAAAACAAATGCTAGAAAACAAGCATCTGTAGCAAGAGAACAAGCAAGAGGTGCCCGTCAAGCAAAAGCAAACGCAGCAAAAAGATCAAAACAACTTGCTTTAACTCAAGCATATGATAAAAAAAGAGCAGAAAAAGAAGCAAAAGATAGAGCAGCACAAGAAGCAAAAGCAAAAGCACAAGCAGCAGAAAAAGCAAATATTAAAAAAGCAACTGAAGAAGCAAAAGCAAAAGCAAAAGCAGAAGCTGAGAAAATGGCAAAACAGCAAAGAGCATTAGATAAAGCAAGAAAGAAAGCAAGAAAAGAAGCAAAAAAAGCACAATTAAATGCTATGAAAGCAAAACAAGATGCTGCAAAAGACGCCCAAGCAAAAAAAGTTGCTGAAGAGAAAGCTAGACTTGAAAAAGAAAAAGAATCTGGTAAAGGTAAAGCGAGATATGTTGGTATTAAATTATCTCGTGCTAATAATTTATTCCTCAGTATGGTTAAAGTTTTTGTAAAAGGTGAAGATATTGCTAAAGGTAAAAGAACTAAACAATCAAGTACTTGGGATATTAAAGGTAATGATAAAATTCATAGTTCTGGTAAGGCTGTTGACGGTAATCCAGAAACATATACATGGACAAATAATAGAAATGCTTATTGGTCTGTAGACCTTGCTGGATATTTTGAAGTAGATAGAATTGAAGTAGCAACAATATATGATAAAATATCTACATTAAAAAATGCAACTGTTTATGTTTTAGATGGTGATAAGAAAAAATTATTTAAGAAAAAATTACAAGCAAAAGAAATCCAAGATTTTGCTGTAGACTTAAAACCAAAAGTCATATCTGTTGGAACACTTGGACCAGCAATTACTAATTATAGTACTATTGCTATGTATTCTAATAACAATAAAAAATATTGTAAAGATGATTATGTTAAAAAACAATGGATATGTGATGGTGAAGAACTTGAAAAACCACATCAATTTATTATTATTAATCCTAATGGTGGTTCATCTGTTAAATCTGGAGATCAAATCTTATTACAATCTTACAGAAATAAATATTGTATGAGTGAAGGTAATAAAAAACGTGTTTATTGTAATTCTAGAAGAGCAACTTCTAAAACAATTTTTATTATTGATATTGAAAATAAAGGTAAAATCGCAACTGAAGATCAATTAAATCTTAGAGGAAATCAATTAATTACTCTTAAAGCAGCAAAAGATAAATCATATTGTTCAGTTAGAACTGATAATCAAATTGGATGTTTTATTAAAGAAAAAGGAGAAAAAGAATTATTTAGAATTATATTAATTAAAAAAGGAACTAAAACAGATAAATTGGCTGGAGTATCTACTGGTGGATTACCAGGTCTTCCAGGTCCAATGGGAGGTCTTCCAGGTGGAACTCCTAAATTTAGTGAAGATATGAAAAAGAAACTAATGGATAAATATAAATTATCATCTACACAATTTGATGAATTAATTAAATTACTTGTTAGTAAAGGAGCAGGTAGAGGTGGTGTCGCACTTCCAGGAGCAAGAGCAAGTGTTTCCGCATCTAAAAAAGGACCTACTATCGAAGCAACTTCTAAACTTAGAACTACTGATAAATTATATTATATGGGTCACTCAAAAGATGGAACTCTTTATAGAAAAACTGGTATTAGAATGCAAACTTCTAGTTTCGCACCAGTTAATAGTGGTAATAATATTAAAACAAAAAAAATACATTATAATCGATCAAAAAAAGCATTCTTTGGTATTTCTAAAGATAATGTATTAGTTCAAAAAACAAATCATAGTATTCAAAGTACTTGGAAATCATTGAAATTAAAAGATATTGCTTATATAACTTCTTATGGTGAAAATATGTATGCTCTTGATATTAATAAAAAATTATATACTATTTCATTTAATAATCTTAAAGAAAGTGATATTTCTCTTTCTGGTGGAAATAGTGATTGGAAACAACTAAAAAATAGTGGTAATATGAATGCTATTGCTATTAGTGAAGATAATATTATGATTGGTATTGATGGTAAAAATGTTTATAAAAAAGTATCTATTGATAAAAATAGTGAATGGACAAAAATAGATAGTAAAGAACTAAATGATATTGAATTTAGAACTGGTTACTTATTTGGTGTTGGAATTAAACCACAAATGCTTTATAGAAAGAGATTAAGAAATCTTAACAGTCCATGGGTAAATTATCAATCTTGTTGTTTAATTCAATTTACTTTCGGTCATTATGATTCTGGTGAATCTGCAGCACAAGAAAAAGTTAGGAGACAAAAAATAGCAGTAGAACAAAAAGCAGCAAAGAAAGCAGCAGATAGTGCTAGATTAGCTAGAGCTGCTGCCGCTAGATCTACTGTTGGTACTGTTGTTAAAAGAAGAGTTGCTAAAGAAGAAAAAGATGATGAAGATCTTAAACCAGTTCCAGTTAAAAAACCAAAAGTTAAATTTGTTCCAGTAGTTAGAAAAGGTAGAGGTAGAGGAAAAGCACCAACTACATCTTCTGGTAGAGGAGGACCACCAACTAGTAGAGGGGGACCACCATCAGGTAGAGGAAGAGGAGCACCATCAGGTAGAGGAAGAGGAGCACCATCAGGTAGAGGAAGAGGAGCACCATCAGGTAGAGGTAGAGGAGCACCATCAGGTAGAGGTGGTAGAGGTAGAGGAAGAGGATTCTAATTTTAGTATTTAAACAAATTATTTATATTAATATAGAATATATAGTAATATGAATACAAAAGATAGTAAAAATAAAAAAAAACCGATATTTGATGAATCACATTATAATAGTGATAATGGATTTTCTACTTATATATGGGGACCATGTATGTGGCAATTTCTTCATATCATGACATTTAATTATCCAGTAAAACCAACATCTAAACAAAAAAAAGATTATAAAAAATTTTTAGAATTATTACAAGTAACACTTCCTTGTGGTAAATGTCGTGAAAATTATTCTATGAATATTAAAGCAAAAGATACAGAATTAACTATGAATGTAATGAAAGATAGGGAAAGTCTTTCTAAATGGTTATGTCGCTTACATAATAAAATTAATAAACAAACCGGTAAAAATATAGAAACTCCTTATGATGAATGCCGTGATTTTTATGAACAATTTAGAGCAAGATGTACAAAAACAAAAGGTGCTCAACATGGTGGATGTACAATTCCAATTCATAAAGGAATTAAATCTAAAACAGTTTTACGAATTGTTCCAAGAAATTCTAAAGTTCCAACACTCAAAATTAATAAAAAATGTTTATGTAAAAGAAAAATTTAAACATATGAATTTCTAATAAATAAAATATCCTATTACAATATATAAAATTATGTTTTCTAATAAGAATAATCAAGACATAGGAATCTTAGACCATAAGGGTTATTATAAAAATCCATTAACAGGAGAACCATACAGTAAACAATACAAAATATATTCATTAACTTCTGAAAAACCATGGAGTAAATTACCTATGGCTAAATATCGTAAAGAAATTATACAAAATATTACAAATAATCGTGTAAATATTATTACAGCAGGAACAGGTGCTGGAAAATCAGTAATCGTTCCACGATGTGCTTTACATGCTGTTAATTATAAAGGTAAAGTTGCGATGACAGTTCCAAAACGAATGTTAGCAAAAGGTTCTGCGGAATGGACAGCAAAAAATTTAGATGTTGAATTAGGAAAAGAGGTTGGATTTCAACATAGAGATTCCATTATATCAGCAGGAACAGAAATCGAAGTTAAAGGAACAAAAATAAAAGTAACAGAAGATAGACCATCATATGATAAATCTCTTACAAAATTATTATTCGCTACAGATGGTACAATTAATGGGAAAATTTTAAATAATAAATATCTAGAAAAACCAGGTTCTTTAGATATAATTATTATTGATGAAGCACACGAAAGAAGTAAGTCAATAGATTTATTATTATATTTAACAAAACAAATATTAGAAAATAATAAAAATTTTAAATTAATAATTTTAAGTGCTACAATTGATACCACTTTATTTAGTAATTATTATAGTGATTTTAATCCACTTGTAAGTGAATATCCTGGAGCAACACCATTTAAAACACAACTTTCGTTTTTGAATACTCCAAGTGCGAATTATATTACAGATGGTGCTGAACAAATTCATAATATTTTAACACAAAAAAAAGAACGTAAAAATATTTTTAATAATGGTGCTATTTTAATGTTTGTTCCAACATTAGGTGATGCGAGAAAAGTATGTGAAGAATTAGAAAAATTAAAAATTCAAAAACAGGGTTATATGCCATTTTGTGTAGAATTATCTAGTAAAGTATCTAAAAAGGATAAAGAATATGCTGTACATATTGATAAATATAAAAGTGCTCAAGATGGACCATATACTCGTAAAGTAGTTACATCTACAAATATTGCTGAATCTTCTATTACAATTGATGGAATCGGTTATATCATAGATTCAGGATTAGAATTAAATGTTAATTATAATCCATTTAGAGATTCTGAATTAATTGAAAAAAAATTTATTAGTCGAGCACAAGCAAAACAACGATGGGGAAGAGTAGGAAGACGTGATGAAGGTCGTATTTATTGTTTATACACAAATCAAGAATATATTGATTTTGATATATATCCAGAACCAGAAATTACAATAAAAAATATAGAAGGATTATTACTTAATCTATCTCAAATAGCAGAACCAGAAGTAGGTAGAAAAAAAATTAATATTAATGATGTTGTTAATATATTAGAAGATTTTATTACACCACCAGATTCCATATTTATTGAAACAGCAATTGATAATATTAAACTAATTGGGTGTTTAGATGAATCTCAAAATTTTACTAATCTTGGAATAACTATTGGAAAATTAATGCTCCCACCACGTTTTGGTAGAATTCTACTTGAATCAATTGTTTATAATGAAAAATTAATGGGTATTAAATTAAGTGCTATTTTAACAGCAATTGGTTCAATTGAAGGTATTATTGGATTTAGTAAAATGGATGAATCAAACGGTTTTGTTAATAACACAAGTGAAGTATTAACAATTTTAAATATATATAACGGTTTTTCTTCATTAAACGATGAAGAACAAATCAAATTTTGTGAGGATAATAAATTCAAATATGATTCACTAAAAAAAATTGAAAAAGTGATTGAATCAATTGAAAAAACATTAGATGAATCTCCTAAATTATTCAGCAAAATAGAAATAATGAAAGTATTAAACATAAAAAACAAAGATATAATTCAATATGAATCTTCTAATGATTTAGCTGCTCACTTAATATTATCTGGAACTGTTATGAATTTATCAAAAAAATTAAAAAGTGGTCAGTTTAGAAATTGTATTCCTAATATTATTGATTCATTTTCTGTTAAGAAATCGTCAATTAAATCAGTTAATTTTGAATATCTTATTTATGGTTCAATTACAGTATTTCAAGAAAAACCACCTTTATTTGGCTTACTGACCCTATTATCGAAAACTGTTATAAAAAATTTAAAAAAAAGATTAAATAATAATTATATTCAATGTTTACAAAAAGAGGAATATACACCAGAAGATATTGAAAAATTCAAAAAAAGATTACAAATAACAGATGACTTTAATAAAGATCATATTCCTGAATTAAATATTTTAAATTTAAAAAATTTTGTCGCATCTGAAACTGATACCGATTGGTCTCTTTTTTGGCCTTTATATATATCACCTGATTTAGCAGCATTACCACGTTTATCTCAATTATTAAGACAATTTAATAGAGATGCTGCTGATGTTGGTACATTAAATGACGATCTTATTTTTGGTACAGATATGATAGTTCATAAAGCAAGTGATACAATTAATTTAATAAAAATAGTTACAGGAAGTTATGAACAATTATTAAATAAATATGATGAAAAATTAGAAGAAATTGAACAAAAAGAAAAAGCAGTTAATAAATTAAAAGATAAACTTGGTGAATTTAAAGGACAAATTGGTATTATTATATCAAAATTAAACCAAAATAGCAAACAAATTAGAACAATGCAATTAAAACTTGATACACTCGATCAAAAAAATAAAGATGATGCTCATAAACATAGTAAATTTTTAAAAAGTGTTATTACTCTTGAAAAAGTAATTTTACCAAACACAATAAAAAAAATGAAATTAATTGAAGTAAATTTTGAGAAAAAAAAAGTTGAATTTCAACAAAAACTCGATGAATTAGAACGAAAAAATGAAGAAACACAAATTGTAGAAGATGCTTTAAATATGATGAAAACAAAATTAGAACAGATTGTTTTAATAAAAGGTGGTGGATTAGTTGTAAATAATGTAGTAAATCAATATGGTGGATTATTAAAAAATCCTTTACAAATAAAAACACGTGCGATATTAAAACCATTAAGTAATAATAAAATTATTTTTAAAACAAATCAACAATTATTTAAAAAATTTGATAATGAAGAAATTGTCCATATATTAAATTATAACAAACTTGATAAAAATTATATTAAACAAAATAATCGTAATCATTTAACATCTGTATTCAAACTTCTAATTTTAGCAAAAATAAATAAAATTGATGATAAACAAAATTTGAAACGTATAGCAAATATGCTTAATATGAAAAATATTCATAATTTATCATATGATAAACTTAAAGAAAAAATTTCAAAAAAAATTAAATTATAATTTATTGATTTATTTATATAGTTAAAATTTAAATATTGCTTTAAAATTATAATATTTAAATGCCTCAAGAAGATTATAACAAAAATTTTGTAGAAATTAATAAATTAATTCAAATAAATAATCTTTTATCAAGAAAGAATCAAACTTATGTTAAAAAAATGCTTAGAGATATTAATGATAAATATAAAAAAATGATTGATTCAAAAGAAATTGAAGACCACATAATTAAAGTAAATGATAAACTAAAGAATATAATTAATTCTGATTCATAAACAAAATTAACAAAATTAATAAAATTAATATAAAAAATAACTAATAAAATATTGTTATTTATTATAATAAAATGTCTTTACCACTTCAGTATCAAAGAGAGATTATACAAGAATTGGTCACAAATTTTCCGATTCTAGTATTTAAGAATAGTAATTCTAAAAAAAAAGTTCTTGATCAAGATCAATATTTTAGTGCATATTTTTCAATTATTCAAGATCAAGATAATACGCGTGAAATTGAAAAAAAAATCAAAGAATTTAATAAACAATTTCCTCTCCCATATAATCGTCTTATGTCATTTCAAACAGGAAGAATGATTGTTGATGTAGATAATTTAATATCCGATACATATGGAAAAGTACTTAAATTAACTAAACAAAGAAATACTTTACGTAAAATTGTTCAAGAAAAAGAAAAAATAATTGTATTATTAAAAAATAAATTAGATGACTCCAAGAAAGAATTAGAAACAATTACAGATAAATATAATGAATGCCAAGATATTAAGAAAAAATTTATTGATCTTTCAAATGAACAAGGAAAAAAAATTAAATCAGCAGAAAGAAAATGTTCTGCTATTCAAAAAAAATATAATCAACAAGTAGAAAAATTAGAAAAAGAAAGAACTGAAGTAAATACAAAAATAGTATTAGAAGAAGGTGATTTATCTAAAGTTAAAACAGAACTTGATAATCTAAATGAACAAATCAAAACTTATGCAAAAGAAGCAGAAATAAATTTAAAAGAAGAATTAAATAAAAATGAAAAAAAAACTTCTACACCCATACAAAATAAAAGATCAAAAAAAAATAGAGAGAAAAAAATAAGTAA